GGTGGCGGTGAAGGCTATGCGCGACTATATGGGTCGGCAAGCTGATGCTCTGTTGCGCAGGATAGATGTGTTGCAGGATAGGATTGATGAGGCTGAGGCGCGAGGATGGAATAAGGAGCTTTGGGAGGCAGAGATGCAGGGGCTGCTGTATGCTAAGCGTTATCAGGATGAGGTTATGGCGTTGTCGGAGCAGGAGCGTCAGATGCGTGACGACTTGAAGGATATGGCTAAGGGTTGGGATGCGAAGATGCCGAAGGAGGCGAAGGATGCGTATTCTCAGCAGAAGGCTGCGATTGAGGAGAGCATAAGGATGAAGCGGATGGAGCGGGCTGATGCGATGAGGGCGTTGGCTGCTGCAATCGGGTCGGATGTGCACGAGTCGGCTGAGCGATTGAAGGCGTTTAGGGATAAGGAGCGTGAGCGTGTGGAGAATATTCACCACATGGCGAATAGCGATATGCAGGGACGCCGATTGAGCGAGAATGCTGTAAGCAGCAAGTGGACGAATAATGGAGCATGGCGTTTGGTGTCGGCTCCGCTGGGTACGTTTGAGCAGATGATGAGGATGTTTGGCAGCAAGAGTGTTGACGGGCGTGGGTATCTGTTTAATCACTATGTTGAGGGATGGCAACGCTGTCGCGACAAGGAGTGGATAGAGACTCAGAAGAGTGAGGCGATAATGGACGCGAAGGCTTCTGAGATATTGGGGCGCAATAAGCGCTGGAGCGATATGTATGATTTGTCGCAGAAGAAGGCGGGCACTTGTCGATGGTTTGACGGAGACGGGATGAAGGAGCACGATGTGACGCAGGGGAATTTGATGTATGTCTACATGGTTAATAAGATGGAGGACGGTCGAGTGAAGCTGCGCAGGATGGGTATCACTGAGGAGAATATGGCAGAGATTGAGGGTCGTTTGGACTCGAGGTTGAAGGCTGTTGCGGATTGGTTGCAGGAGGAGTATCTGCCTGATTTGCGACAGAAGTATAATGAGACTCATGTGAGGATGTTTGGTGCGCCGATGGCGGCTATAGACAGTTATTTCCCTCTGAGGATATTGTCGGGGTCGAGGATGCAGAATATTGAGATAAACGAGGCTAAGGGCCCGGACGGGCAGGCTATGCCGAAGACTATGACGGGGGCGATAATCAAGCGTGTGTATAACAACAATTCGGTGGATATAATGGGGTCGGACGCGGTGTCGGTAGCGCTGGAACATGTCAGGGAGATGGAGACATGGAATGCGTTTGCGGAGTATCGTAGGGACTTGGGTACGCTGTTGTCGTATAAGTCGTTTAGGAATAAGGTAAGGAATATGCGGAGTGTCTATGGTTCGGGCGATAAGCTGTGGAAGCAATTTTGGAATTTGTCGTTGCTTGTGGGCGGTGCATACGAGCCGAAGATAAGTGAGGCTGACACGGCATTGGTGAAGTTGACGAAGCAGGCGACGGGGGCATGTATAGCGCTGAGGATAAACACGGCGATTAAGCAGTTGTTGTCGATGCCGGCGTTTGCGTCGGAGACGAGTGCGATAGAGTTTGGCAAGTCGATACTTCGGCCTAAGGGCGATTGGGTGTGGGCGAGCGTCGATGGAAGGGGCGTCTGGGTGGCAATGAGGTGTTGCGCGGATGGCAAGATGATTGGAATATGCCGAAGGCTGTGAAGTATTTGCAGCGTATGGGTATCACGCCGAATGCGTTTGTGGATGCGGCGACGGTGGCTATAGGTTGTAGAGCTGTATATAACAGCCGCTACAAGCGTTATGTGAAGATGGGATTTGACCAGCAGAAGGCGGATGAGAAGGCAAAGATGGACGCGGAGATAGCGTTTAATTTGTCGCAACAGTCGTCGGAACTCCCCTATTTGTCGCTGCTGCAAAATCAGCGTACGTTCTTGACGACGATGGTGACGAACTTCAGGAACTCGCCTATGAGCTATACTCGCCAGTTTGTGCAAGCTACCAGGGAGCTGTATAATATGCGCAAGTATGGGGAGCAGATGGAGTATGGCACGAAGAAGTTGATGAGAGAGGGGCTGACGGAGGAGCAGGCCCGTAAGGCGACGAAGGAGGCCTACAGGCGTAATTGGGCACGCAATGCTGTGAAGTTGGCTACGTATGGTGTGATATTGCCGGGTTTGTGGGCGCTTGGCACGGCGGGGCTGTGGTACATGATGCTTGGCAATGACAAGAAGAAGAAGGATGAGATGATAGCTGACGCGATGAAGCGTGGGACTCTGGGCTTTTTTGAAGGCTTTGTTGGTGGTGGCACTGTGCCTGATGTGGTATATCAGCTGCTACAAGGAGAGGACTTCACGGTAAGGGAGGAGTCGTCGCCGGGTGTAGAGTTGGCCTTCGATATTATCAATTCGATAACGTCGAATAAGCGGGTGCTGACGCTGACAGAGATTGTGAATGATTTGACTGCGATGGGTGTGGGTGTGAATCCGCAGGTGTTGGAGGACATTGTGGTGGCAACGTGGGATTTAGCGGACGGCGATAAGTCGAAGCGAGATTTTGCGATAGCGCTGATGACGGCGTTGAATGTGCCACAGAGCCAGATAGATATGGTGATGTTTGACGAGCTTGGTGTTGACCCGACGCAGTTGCAGAAGCTGACGCCGGCGCAATTGGCGGAGCGCTATGCGACATATAAGGTAAGGAAGGCGAATGCGCTGGAGATGCTGACGATGGATGAGCAGCGCTTTGAGGATGAGAAGGAGCGCTATGTGAAGAAGGTCAATGAGGAGGCGAAGCGCCGACTGATTGATATGTCGGGCGATAGTGTGAATGATGCGTTGTCGGGGTATGACGATGAGTATACTGCGACTGGCAAGGCGATAAGGGAGGCTCGGAAGGGACGCGATGCGGAGCGAGTAGAGCGGATATTGTCGTCGAGGGCCGGAGAGCGCTATAAGCTGTATGACGGTATGAAGGGCTATCTGAATAAGATGATAGGATGGTGGCTCGGGGCGTCGACGCCTGAGCAAGCGGCGGCTACAGCTGCGGCGATAGTGGAGTATAAGCAGAGGGTAGCAGAGGCGTTGTCGAAGCCTGAGGGTGAAGGTGCGGTTGAGGCTATACAACGAGCGCAGCAGATATATCTTGGGCTTGAGAAAGAGTATGAGTAGTAGAGCAATAGTTAAAGATGAAGAGTTGGGGGCGGAGTATATCTTTGCCCTCAACTATATAACCCGAGAAGAGATATGATGATGGTATTGCATAGCATGGCTCGAGTAGGCTGTTGCCGAGACGAGGAGGAGATTGACAGTGTAAAGAAGTCGAAGGTGACGGAGCGAGACGACCGTAGCAGGGCGTTGAAGATATTGTTGGAGGCGCAGTCGTATTATGATGCGATGGCGAGATTTCGTCGTGATAGGGAGCGCAATAAGAGATATACTTATGGCGATCAATGGAGCGATGTGGTATGTGTCAACGGAAAGAAGATGCGCGAGGAGCAGTATATCATGGAGCAGGGAAACATACCGTTGAAGAATAATTTGATAAGGCGCTTGGTAAGGAAGGTTGTGGGTGTGTACCGCAGTCAGTCGACGGAGCCGACGTGTATGTCGCGAGACAGGGATGAGCAGCGCTATGGAGAGACTATGTCGACGTTGTTGCAATACAATATGCAGCTGAATTGCATGAATGAGATGTATGCAAGGACGATGGAGGAGTTTCTGATATCGGGATTTATAGTGCACCGCAAGCATTATGGATGGATGCGCGGTAAGCTGGACTGTTGGACGGACTATGTGCAGCCCAACAATTTCTTCATAGATACGAATATGAGGGATTTCAGGGGCTGGGACTGTACGTGTGTTGGAGAGATACATGATGTGGACTTCAAGACGTTGGCGTCGATGTTTGCGACGACGCCGCAGGAGCATGCGCGATTGGCGGGGATATATAGTGTGGCGAATGATAAGAATGCGCTAAGACAGGCGTGGAAGGATTTCGGCTATACGAATGCGTTGACGTCGGAGATGGATTTTTTGTCGCCTATGGACTCGACGCGATGTAGGATGATAGAGGTATGGCGCAAGGAGAATAAGCCTCGCTATCGCTGTCATGATTGGAATAGCGGGGAGATATTTAGGTGTGATGCGGAGGACTATCAGAAGATGGTTGTAGAGGAGAATGAGCGACGTTTAGCGCAAGGTATGGCTGTAGGTATGGCGGCGGATGATATACCAATGATAGAGGCGCAATGGTTTGTGGACTCGTATTGGTATTACTATATGTTGACTCCGCAGGGTGATATACTTGACGAGGGTGAGTCGCCGTATGACCATGGGAGTCACCCATATGTGTTTAAGGCTTATCCGTATATAGATGGGGAGATACACAGTTTTGTGAGTGATATAATAGACCAGCAGCGCTACACCAATAGGTTGATAACGTTGTATGATTGGATAATGAGGGCGAGTGCGAAGGGTGTGTTGTTGATACCTGAGGATTGCTTGCCTAAGGGGACTTCGCCTGAGGAGTTTGCGGAGACGTGGAGCAAGTTTAACGGTGTGATATTGTATAAGCCGAGTGCGAAGCATGGGAATATACCTCAACAGATAGCGGCGAACTCGACGAATATAGGTATCAATGAGTTGCTGAATTTGCAGTTGAAGTTTTTTGAGGATATATCGGGTGTGCAAGGGGCTCTGTTGGGCAAGCCCGGATATTCGGGTATGTCGGCGGCGTTGTATTCTCAGCAGACGCAGAACTCGACGACTTCGTTGCTGGATTTGCTTGACAGTTTTGGGGAGTTTGTGAAGGAGGCTGCGAATAAGGATATGAAGAACATACAGCAGTATTACACTGAGAAGCAGGTGCAAGATATTGTAGGACGGACTGCGACAATCACCGTTGAGGACTATGATAAGCTCAGGGATGTAGATTTTGACTTGAGTGTTGTGCCGAGCACTGCGACACCGGCCTACAGAGCAATGGCGAATGAGTTTTTGATGGAGATATGGAAGGCGGGACAGATAACGCTGCAACAGATGTTGGAGACCGGTCAATTTCCGTTTGCTGACGAGCTATTGCAGTCGTTGCAGTCGCAACAGGCGCAAGCGCAGCAAGGGGAAGCGCCTGATGGGATTGCGCCTGAGTTGCAGCAGCAAGTGCAGCAGGGAGCAAATATGAAGGCAGTGAATGAGCTGAGCAGAGCGATGCGTGGTTAGAACGAGGCCAGTGAGACGGCTTTGTGGGAAGAGACGCGACGGAAGAGTTGGTTGTCGGCGGTGACGACTGACGGTAGCGGCATCTCATTGAAACATATATGTAGCCCAATGGCGCGGGTCATCAGAAGGTCGTCGTGTTCGCCTATGATAGCACCGTAAGCGCCGTTGGGCTTACGTTCGTAGGCGAGGAGTTCACCGAGGACTCGTTCGTCGGCTTCGACGTAGGCGTGTTGTCGGACGACTTTGATGAGGTTTGAGATGATGATTGGTTTGGTGTTGACGTTGGTGTGGAATCCGTATTTTCGCGGGAGACCTTGTCGGATGTCTTCGTCGGACTGACGGCGAGCGTAGAGGTTTGGGTAAACGTCGCGTATTTGGTTGAGAATGAATAGGGATTGGTCGCCGCCTTCGATGTGGCGTTCGCGGTCGTGGGTTTCGATGGTGTTGCTTTCGATGACGAGGAGTGAGTTGTCGTAGAAGGCGGCGATTTGTGCTGCTTTCCAGGCGAGGAGGTCGATGTCGATGTGCCCACGCCACTGAGCGACGACGGAGGGTTTGTCGCCGTCCATCATTGCGATGCGGTCGAAAACGACGATGACAGACCAGTCGGCTTTGGCTGTGCGACCGCCGACGTCGACAACGGTGAGGTAGCGGTCGGCGATAGTTTCTGAGGGGTTGTCGTCGATGTCGGGCAATGCCCAAACCCAAAGGATGCCTTGGCTATCTTGAGAGAAGCGGAGGTCTTGGAGGGCGTCGGGGCCTGAGTCGGCGCGAGCGTAGATGTCGCCAATATAGAGGGGAGGGCGACAGGCGGGGCGGAAGGCTTCGACTTGGTATTTATCGAATACGCAAGCGCCGGAGTTGACGAAGGCTTCGATGTCGTCGGAGGGGCATTCGGCGGCCATGGAACCGTGTTCGGTATGCTTGGCACGTTCGACGATGTACCAATTGATGCCTTCTAAGGTAGCGCCGATAGACCATAGCCACCAGAGGTATCGACCGGGCTCTTCGCGGTTGGAGGGGGCGTTGGCGTTGAGGCGGTTGTCCCAAAGGGATTGGGCGAAGGTACGGCGTGCGTTGTCGTCGGGGAATGGGATGACGTTCCAGTCGATGTCGAACCAAGGGACGAATAGGTGGCGGAATTGTGAGTGAGGGTTGTCGCGAGCGTCGACGTATTCTTTGTGGAAGAAGTTGCCGTGGCCGTTGGCGGTGGATTCGTAGACAATCATTGTGCCGGGGACGTTGAGGACGCCACCGCAAGCGGAGCGGACGATGTCGGCGGGTTTTTTGCCTTCGGTTTCTTTCCAGATGCCGACTTCGGAGAGGTGGACGAGGGCGTAGTCGCCGCCACGGCATGAGTCGGGACGTTCGGCGGTGCCGATTTTGATTTTGCAGTTGCGCTGAGGTATGCGGAATATGGAGCCTGACTTACCGACGCCTACCATTTTGGGCTCGTTGTCGGTGAATTTTTCACCGATGTTGTGGAGCATGGCGGTGGGATAGTTTTTGACCATACGGTCGAACATGTCTTTGATTTCGTCGGAGCCTGAGCCTTGATGGGCGATGATGAGGGAGTTGAGGCCGAGACGTTGAGTCAGTTGCAGCCAAGCCATATATAGCTGGGATGTGGTTGAGCCGCCCCACTGACGAGCTTTGAGAAGGACGAGGCGAATGGGGCGATTGCTGAGGCGGGAGTCTTCGAGGACGGAGACGAATTTGCGTTGTGGGTATGTAAGTCGGAATAGGATTTCGGGGTCGCCTGTGAGGGATTTGTTTTTGATGTAGGCGAAGACGGCGGCCCAAAAGGGGAAGTCGAAGCGACAACGCAGGCGGGTAAATTGGTCGATGACGCGCAGGCGGGTATCGTCGTCGGGGGTAACGCCGAGTTCGGCTGATATGAAGGAGTTGAGGGAGCCGTGGTGTCGAAGGAGTTTGACCATAGGTATGGCGAGCATAGGACGAGGAATATATTGTTGTGGTATGGGGAAGTCGGGCAGATGTAGGAGTGTGCGCTCCCCTATTGAGCCTTGTCCGGTGACGGGGTTGAATGGGGCGTGGATAATATTGTTGCGTCGGAGATTTTCGCTAAGAATATCATCGACGGATTTTGGTGTGTTGTTGGAATTTTTCAAAGTAGAGTTTTTTTGTTTTGTGAATGAGAATCATGGCGGAGCGAGGGTGCATATAGAATTTAGGCGCCGGGGAGTTGACGACGGAGTCGACGAGGTCGACTAAAGGGTCGTTGGGGCGGACACGCCGCAGATCGAGAACACGGCGGAAGATTTCGTTGAACATTTCGACTTTGGTTGGGCGGAGGACGTGAGGTAGAGGTCGGTTGGCCAACATGGCGGAGATAACTTCTGTAGCACGTTCGCGAGAGACCCAGAAGCGGGGCGCCGGGGAGTTGACGACGGCGGTGGCGATGTCGAAAGCTCGAATAACTTTGGCTTTAGATAGGTGATAGCGATAAGCGCGAAGGAGTTCGTCGTTGCGTTCAGCAGTAAATTCAAGGATGCAGCCGTTGTATTTCATCATGCAGATAATTAAGGTATTAGCTACATAAAAATAGTAAATAAGGTTGGCAAAACTTAAAGGTGGAGAGCGGTTGGGCGCTATTACCTTTGTGAGAAACAGTAACAATATAATAGGGAGAGTACAGATATGGCTGAACAACAAGAGGTTAAGAGTAAGCGAGACTTGGTAGGCAGCAGATTGAAGGAGAAATATCCGGAGAAGGAGTATGCCGATGATGAGGCGTTGTTTGGACAAATTAACGACGATTACGACGATTACGACAAACGATTGAAGGGCTATCAGGAGAATGAGAAGAAGCTGACGGGAATGTTTAATCGCTATCCGCATAGTGCTCGTTTCATCTCTGATATGGCTAACGGCAAGAATCCGTGGGTGTCGATGGTAGAGCAGTTGGGTATTGACGGCATTACCGATGTGTTTGAGAATCCTGAATATAAGGAGGAGTTGGCGAAGGCGCAAGAGTCATATATGGAGCGCATGACCAAGAATGACGAGCTTGAGAAGCAATACAAAGATAATTTGGCGCAGACGTTAAAGATGTTGTCGGCGGAGCAAGAGAAGCGCGGTTTGAGCGATGAGCAGGTAGACCAAGCAGTAGACTTGCTGATGGCGATAGCTAACGATGGTATTGTAGGCAAGGTGACTGCCGAGAGCTTTGACATGGCGTTGAAGGCGATAGGTCACGACGTAGATGTAGAAGCGGCACGCAGCGAAGGCGAGATTGGCGGACGCAATGCGAAGATAACCGAGAAGTTGCGCAAGAGCAAGAGCGGAGACGGTGTGCCGATGGTGGCCGGAGGTAATAATACGCCGAAGGCTCAGACGTCGAGCATATTTGACTTAGCGGATGAGGCGAGCTGATGGCAGAGGAGGAGCATATAAAGTTTCCGACTGAACGGCCAAGGCCAACGACCGGGAGTGTGTCGGCAGCGACGCAGCTACCGGGGATGGCGACGATGGTAAGCAGTATGGCAATAGCGACGGGAGGCATCAAGCCCGGAGGTATGATAGAGACTGATAGATAGAAGAAATAACCCATAAAAAAGAGTAGAAATGGCAAGTGAAAATGTGAATGTGGGCACCGGCGTAGCGTCGGCCCCCGTTGCGGGCAGTGCGGGATTGAGTACACAATTGCCCGGCAATTCAACAACCGTGAGTGCGGCAGCCAATGCGACAGGTGGCGTGGCACCCGGCAATTTTATTGAAGCGGATATTGATGAGCGTATTTTTCGCTATCAAAGCGAAGATACCGCCCTAATGTCTTTGATGTTGAAAGCGAAACGAGTGCCTGTTCAATCGCCCGAAGTGGAGCACTTCATGATTGACGAGCAACGTTCGACCTTCAGCACCACAGCGGCTGTGGCAGAGGGCACGAGCAACTTCTTTGTACTGCCGTTAGCAGCGAAAGACCAAAACATTCCTCGCGATTATCACACATTATTGATTAAAGGCGTGGACGGTTATAGCGAAGATGGTCAGACCAAGACTCCAGGCAAAGACCTGCAAGTGTTTGTTACAGGCCGAGACACCACTACCGGCAATCCCGTAGTGAGAGCGGTGAACGGCCCAAAATCGTCGGCTACCGACACCTTCTGCACTACTCCGGCAATTCCGGCAGGCACAAAGGTGAAACTATTGGCGAATGCGTTGTATGAAACACAGAAAGAGGTTGACCCCGATTTGATTGTGCCTCAACCTTCGATTGTGTACCTACAAAAACGCGGTATGAATCAGGTGGTGTCGGACTACTTCGATGCGCAACGCAAACATGTGCCCTTCTCGAGCGCAATTGTAGCCGAGCAAAGCATTTTGAATTTCAAACGTGCCGGCAACCGAACCTTGTGGGCCGGTCGCAAAGGTAAATTCCCAGTGCGTGTGCCCAAACTCGGTGAACAAATGGTATATTGTACTGAAGGCATCCGCTGGCAGTTCAAACGTGAATTGCAACAATCGGGCGCATGGACAATCGAAAAGCTCATTGCGTTGGCAAAAATGTATTACACCGGAGAGGATGTGCCTAAATCGGCAATCTTGTTGGCCGGCAAAAACCTTTTGGAAAGTCTGCAATGCATCGATTTCTCGAAACACCCCGAAATACAGATTATCTCGACAACCAATACATTGGGATGGTCGGTGACACGTATTCACACTGTGTTTGGAGACATCGACATCAAACGTGAGCCTACCCTTGACACACTTGGTTGGAGCAATAGCGGTGCGCTCATCGGCGAAGACCGATTGGTACACTACACTTATTCATCTCAACATGAGTTCAGCGACCGTGTTGAGGGCGAAGAAGCTACGCGCAAAGGTATCGTGATTTGGGATGGCTTGGCGCTGAAAGGTTCATGCCATATATGGATTGACGGCGAAGGCGAGACTGCTAATTCGGGCAGCACAACCTATACAATTGTAGAGGGCGCTGAGGCACCTGCGTCGCCTGTAGTAGGTCAGGTTTACTATCTGTTGGTAGATAACCCCGGCATTGCAGAATCGGCAAAAGCGGGTCAGATGTGGCAATACACAGACAACGGTTATGTAGAATATGCTGGCGAAATCACTGTGGCATAGGCAGGAGATGTAGGAATATACGTGGTTTAGGGCGGGAGCGAAGCGAGCGAGCTGCGCCTCTCGCCCTAATTATTACAAAAAGGATGAACTATGGAAACAAAGACGTATGGGGTAGCCGGGCTTATGGACTGGCAAGCCGAGATACCCGTCGGCAAGGCAAAGATGAAGGTGCATTTTACCGGAGGCACTATGACGCAATATGGAGTGTCGCCGGCTGAATATACGACAGACAGCAAACTGGTGCAGAGCATTATTGAGCGAAGCAGCTACTATAAGGACGGTCGCATTAAGCTAATGCGAGTCACCGGTGAGCCTGAGCCTACGAAAGTAGAGGTGACAGAGACTGTGGCGGAGGAACCTGCGGCAGAGGCTGAAGAGGCGGATGTGACAGAGACTGAGGAGGATGTGGAGCCTACAAAGGTGGAGGTGACATGTTTGACTGACGCTCAGGTATATCTGAAGGAGCACTTCGGCATATCGTCGACTAAGGCGCGAAGCAAGGCAGCAGCGCAGCAGTTGGCGCAACAAAACGGAGTTGTGTTTGTAGGACTTGACTAAGGAGATGAGATGATATACACTGTAGGACAGATAGCGCGAGATGTGAGGGTTGCCTTGGACATGAACAACAGCAGTGCTGCATTGGTAGACGAGGGCGACATAGACACGCTTGGCGTGGAAGAGATAATAGCGTCGAAGATAGAGGATGCAGCGAAGCGAGTGGAGAATGATGCGCCGTCGTTTATGTTGGAGGGCGGACACACGTTTGGCGACAGCTTGTATTGGAACGGCGACGGTAGCGGATGGACTCTGTTGCCTGAGGACTTCATGCGATTGATAATGTTTAGGATGACGGATTGGGAGCGGCCCATATATCATGCGATAACGGAGGATGACGAGCAGTATCAATTGCAGAGCAGTAGGTTTAAGGGTATCAGAGGCACGACGCAGAAGCCGGTGTGTGCCGTAGTGGTGAGACCTGAGGGGCTTGTGCTGGAGTTTTACAGTTGTAAGGATGAGACGGCGGAGGTAGAGCAAGCATTGTATCAGCCGATGCCGAAGATAGATAAGGATGGCGGTATAGACATAGCGGAGAGGTGTTATCGAGCTGTGGTATATATGACGGCTGCGTTAGTATTAATGGCGCTTGGCGAGAGCGAGAAGGCTCAAACGATGGCCGAGTTGTCGAAGGCTGAGATAGGACAATGATGAAGGGACAAAAGATAGACGGAGATGTGGCGATAGGCCGCAATGTGACAGCCGGGGGCGATATGCGCTTGGCGGGTTCGGCGACGATAGGACATTCACTGAATGTGAAGGGGTGGTTGGATGCGCCGAATGTGAAGACGGCGATGAAGGGGCTGTATGCGACTGAGGAGTTGCTTGCGCAGGCCTATCCGAAGCCTCAACGAGGATGGTATGCGTTGGTAGGGCGAGAGTCGCCGGCGACGTTGTATGTGGTGAGGGACGGAGCTTGGGTGGCTGCGAACCCTGATGAGGGGGATGCGGAGCACGAGGGCGAGGGCCGCACTGCAAAGGTGGAGCTGTCGGGGGAGGTGTATGCCGACCTGACGGATGTGACCAAGAGTGTTGAGGATATTATCGAGGTTGTAGGGCTTGAGGAGCAAGAGGATGGCGAGGCCCATTCGACGGTGATTGACGAGATTAAGGCGCAGTTGACTGAGCATGGCGAGTCGATTGAGAAGAATGCGACTGAGGTGTCGAAGCGTGTGACCTATGAGGAGCTGAATGTTCGCTTGGAGGATTGTGCCGACGCGGATAAAGATTTGCAGAAGCAGATAGATGCGCAGGTGGCGAGTTGCATGGATAGAACCACTGACGAGGCCGGTGTGAGAGCCGAGGCGGATAAGAAGCTTCAGGCGGCGATTGAGGCTGAGGCTGCGGAGCGTAAGGGGGCCATGACGTCGCTGCAAGAGGCGATGGAGGAGGCTGACGATAATACGCTGGCTGAGGCTGTGGCGCAAGCTATTGGCAAGGTCGGGGTGTTGGAGATGGGCGAGATTGCGCCTTCGTTGGCGTCGATAACGGTGGTGCAGGAGCCTGTGTATGTTTCGTCGTTGAATTTGTTTTATATGAAGGAGACGGCGGAGAGTGAGCCGATGTTGGTTGGGGAATATAATGCTGAGGATAAGCCGCGAGCGAATGTGTTGTATCGTCTGGGCGGGGACTTGTATCACGTTGGTGACGACTCGAAGTTGAAGAAGCTCGGCGACACGCAGGAGATAAGCGAGGCGTTGACGGAGGCTGTGGAGGAGTTGAACAAGGGGTTGATACCTGAGTTTGATGCTATCGAGCATGCTACGGCGTCGGGGATGAGAGTGTTTCGCTCGGGGGCGTTCTATGAGGCTGCGTTGAATTTTGGTGACGGAGGAGTGGCTGTGGCTACGAAGCCGGTGACGTCGTCGGGTTCGGCTGATGGGGCTGAGGATGTGACGGTGTCGGAGGACGATGCGGAGGCAGAGACGACGCAGGCGACGGAGTATGATGGGGACATGATACAGGTGATGACGGCGGGGCCTACTGCGCCTTCGATATATCTTGACCTATACGAATACTCGTTGCTTGGCGAGCCTTACAATTATGTTGATGATGATGGAGAGGCTGTGGCGTATGCCGACCGATTATATCGGAATGGTACGTCGTTGTATGTTGTTGTTGGTGGAGCGTTGGTTGAGGTGTTTGACAGCTCGGTGCTGACGACTGCGAATGAGGCGAAGGCTACGGCTGAGAAGGGTGTGGCGTTGGCTGAGGCTGCGCAAGCGTCGGCAGACAAGGCTCAGGAGACGGCAACGGCTAACGGGGTGGCGTTGGCGATAGTGCAGCAGAATATGCTGACTACGGCGGATGCTGCGGCTACGTATGCGACGCAGAAGGCGTTGGCGGAGGCTGTGGATGCGCAGACGAAGGATTTGAAGGATGTGCATGGCGAGATTAATGATGCGTTGGCTACGGAGACATCGGAGCGTAAGGCGGTGGATGCTGAGGCTATGGAGGCGTTGGCCCTCAAGCAAGATGCGTTGACGGCGGGGGATGGTATCAGTATTGACGGGGCGACTATCGCGGTAACGGAGGCTGCCAAAAGGGCGCTGTTTGTCGATATGTGGTTGACTTTTGGGCGCACCAAAAGTCAAATTAATCGTATGCCGGAGCAACCATGGTATGCTAATTTGGCAGTGACCGGATATAGGGATGGTACGTTCTACGCGCTTGATACGGCACTGACGTATGAGGAGGCAGTGGAAACATTTCTTTGGAGCAACCGCAATTTCTTGGCTCCGGTAGCCAATCGCACTAAGGTAAGGATTATTATCGTTCCGCCTAATTCGGGCAGTGATGCGCAGGATAATGTCAAGGTGTATATGCCGGGCTACACGAAAGCGCGACGAGCGATGTTCAAAGGTTGTTCGTCGTTGGAGCTTATTGGGCGCGGCATGAATGGCAATATCAATGAGCCTTATATGACGGTTACGTTATCGGATGCAGCCAACGAAACAGAGCAGATGTTCCAAAGTTGCAGCAGCCTACGTAAGGTGATGGTAACTTTCAGTTGCATCTATGGCAGCAATGGCACTACGCTGAGTCCGTTTGGCGGATGTACGGCGTTGGAGCAATTCACGTTTAGCATAGGTGCGTTTTCGTTCAGTGTAACGGAGTCGCCCAAGCTAAATTACTACACGATTAAGCGCCTAATATCGGGAGCGTCGGGCGGTAATACTATCACGGTTCACGCGGATGTGTATGCTAAGCTGACTGGCGACACGACCAATTCGGCGGCGGCTGCACTGACTGAGGATGAGCTGTCTCAATGGCAAGCGCTATTGACGACGGCGACGAGTAAGAATATAACTTTTGCTACGGCATAAAAAACTGACTGATTATGATAGTAATAACGAAAAATTCAGTAAAGACGGACTCTGAGGGGTATGTGGTGCATCGCATTGGCTCCGACATCTACGCTAAGGCGATGACGCGCACACTCAATGACTCGGAGCAAGACTATGAGGAGGTGGAGGCTACGGCTATCCCGCAGGACACTACTGAGGCTGAGGAGCTGCGCCGAGAGCGTATCGTGGCAGCTATCCGCAGCCGTTATAGCATCGACGATGAGATTGCAATCATCAGACAAAAGGATGTGGACGAGGCCCACCGACTGGAGTTTGAGGAGTATTTCGCCTACGCGGAGCAATGCAAGGCCGAGGCGACGGCGGGATGATGGGAAGTGAGATGACATTGGACAGAATAGGAACGAGATAATTAGTGAAAGATGAACTCTAATATTACTACAGAGATATTGCGGTGGGTGTTCACTGCAATTGGGGCATTGGCGGCGATATTTGAGCCGGCTCTCCCCTATCTGCTGATATGCACATTGTTGATATTGGCAGACTGCTACACGGCATGGTCGTTGGGACGAAGAGTGCGTAAGGCGCACCCTGAGGCGGTGAAGGCGGAGACGCATAAGTTTAAGTCGTCGCACTTTGCGCGTGTGATTTCGACGATGATTAAGTCGTGGGTGTTGATATGTTTGGCGTATCTGATGCAGCGGCATATAACGGACGGACTCCCGGTGGACATGACTAAGATAGCAGCCGGGGCAATATGCTTTTGGCAGCTTTGGAGTATATTAGAGAATGAGAGCAGCTGCAATGGCGCTAAGTGGGCGAAGATGGCGCAGCGCATATTGGTGGACAAGACAACACGGCATCTTAATCTTGACAGCGAAGATGTGAAAGAGGCGTTGGAGGGGCTGCGTAAGCAATCGGGGGCAGCAGAATGCCCTGATGACACAAGCGACAATGGGGTGAAAGATGGCGAAGATTGATAAGATGATACCGTATCTATTGCGTGTGGAGGCATACGGGGCCAAGAGTTGTTGGGTGTATAAGACTGTAGGTACGCGTAGAGTGAGGGTGGCCTATGACCCGAGTAGAGCCTCATTGGAGCAGCAGTATGCGGAATGTAAGACACAGGGGCTGTCGAACGATAAGGATGACCGAGGCGGGCTGACGATGTGTGGGGTTACGTATGCTACCTATGCTGTGTATTGTCGCAAGAAGAATATAGACGCGACTGAGAAGGGGCTGAAGGCTCTGAGCTACGCACAATGGAGAGAAATACTCAAGACGATGTATTGGGACCGCTGTAAGGGGGATGATATCAATAGCCAAGGTGTGGCCAATATGATAGTGGATTGGTATTGGATAAGCGGCATCACCGGGAGCAAGCGTGTGCAGGCGATAGTGGGAGCGAAAGTTGACGGTATAATTGGGCCTAAGACTGTAGCAGCTATAAATGCAATGGACGAGAAGGAGCTATTTGCGAAGATAAAGGCTGCGCGATTGGCACACTTTGATGAGATAGTAAGGCGCACACCGTCGCAAGCGAAGTATCTTGAGGGATGGCGCAAGCGGGTGGGACGTATAGATCTCGACGGATTTAATTTGCTGTAGAGAGGATGAGGCGCAGTTGGATATATTGGGTAGTGGCATTGGCAATCATGGCGGTTGTGGGATGGTATGTAGGGCGACGCTCCGCCAGAGGAGAAGTGTCGACGACGTATGACAGGCAGACGGTGATTGTAGTAGACACGATAAGATATAACAGTCCGGAGGTTGTGAAGGACACGATAGTGCGCTATGTAGAGGTGGCTTTGCCGATAGTGGCGCGAATGGAGGCGACAGACAGTGTTGTTGTAGCGGAGACGGTAGTGATGGAAGCGGACAGTGCGAGAGTGACGATACCTATAGCGCAGTGTGAATATAGAGACAGCACGTATAGGGCGTGGGTAAGCGGATATATGGCGCAGTTGGACAGCATAGAGGTATATGCCAAGACTACGACGGTGACGAAGATGAATCGGAGCCGTTGGGGACTGGGGGTAACCGGAGGCGTAGGATGTACGAGCAAGGGGTTGGGTGCATATATAGGTATAGGAATAACGTATTCAATAATACAGTTTTAAGTATGGAGACATTAAGCATATTCAAGGAGGATGTGTACACCGAGATAGCACAGACGACTTCGTACACAGGGGCGAAGATGGATGAGGAGACGTCGGCGTATGATAGAATCTTCACGACGGATGAGGACCGGGGGCAGTTGGAGCGATTTTGGCGTGAGAGCTGTGTGGCGGTATGTGAGGCGATGGCGAGATGGTTGCGCAACGATGATGTGATTGAGAACACAACGGGAGATGTAATCGGGCACAAGTTTGACATGGAGTTTTCGGGGCGATTTGAGAAGGCGTTGTTGCCGAGCATGGAGCAGGAGCTACGGTCGTATTTTGTGATGAATATTATCGGGAAGTGGTTTGTGTTCACGAATAAGGAGGGTGTAGAAGGATATATGACGGCGGCGGCGGGGTTGCTCAATGGGCTAAGAGCTAAGGCTTGCTTCAAGCAGCGTCCGCAGCGTCCTGAATTTAGCAAAAATAAGGAGGCGTAGAGATATGAGTAGGAAGGCACTAACAATAACTCTGGAGGTTAAGGAGCTGATGTTTGATATTATGAACAAGGCGCACTTGACCGGACGAGCGAGACAGGGCGAGAGCAAGGGCTATGAGAGGTCGTCGGATATACAGGTAGCTGAGGGCGAGGAGGGCGAGTATCAGATAAGGCGCAGCCTGAGTGATACCTTCGCGCAATTGAAGACTATGTTTGACGAGTATCTTGACGAGGAGCACGAGATGGCGGACGACCTTGTAAGAGCAGCGATAGACAACGATGGGCAGTTGACGTTGAAGTTTCGGCTGCCGAGCAACTATAACAGTGCGACGGCTGAGGCGTTGAGCAGCAGCATACACACGTATATGGTAGATATGGCACTGAGTCAATGGTATGAGATAACGAATAAGGAGGACGTGGAGGATATAGCGTCGAGAGCGTCGGCGAGTATAGCGGTGGCGCGACGTGCATTGTATAGACGGAGCCGTCCGACAAGACCTGATAAAGATTGAATGGGTATGAGTTGTTGTAAGAAAAACAGTGAGCAGAAGCGCACGGTGACGTTGAAGTTTAAGAGGGAGAATCTTGACTACAGCATTAAGAATTATGCGTATATCGAGGGGCATGTGATGTCGGAGGATGCGGAGCATAATCGTCACATGGTGATAGATATAGAGGAGGATGGCAATAGAGACAGAGTGTCGAGAATATTGAGCGTGGTACATGGAGGCGTGATAGAGATGCTATATCCGTTGACGAAGGTAGAGGCCGTAGAGGAGGAGGTTGTAGACGATATATGGGAGCCTGAGGAATATGTTGTAGAGCTGAGTGTGCCGACGACGATGTCGCGGACGACGATACACTTGTTGAGTAAGCTGATACATGAGTACATGGTATACAGAGTGCTGCACGATTGGCTAACGATAACGAACGGAGATGCGGCAGCGCATTGGGCGGATAAGGCAGCGGAAGCGTCGGCGGAGATTAACCGAATAAAGAATGAACGCACGGGGATATTGACAAGGCCGTTGCAACCTTGGTAAGGTGGGTATTATAGCGAAGAAACAATAGCCGAGACGCATCACGCGTCTCGGCTATTTCACAATAAACCAAATTCAAACCATTAACACAATTACAATCGTTATATCTTTATCGGGGTTGGTTGAGCAGACGTGGGGTGAATTGCCATGAGGAGCCGACGAGGACGTCGGCGGGGGCAAAGTCGCGCAGCAGCAGGGCGAGGCGGAAGTATTTGTAGGGTGTGCCGGAGAAGCCGCGGAGGTAGTGGTCGTTGGAGGACCATATAAGGTGCCAGTGGTAGAGGTCGCGAGAGCCGTAGAGGACGGATTGGACTTGACCACGGTGGAAGTAGCCACGTTGGATGACGTTGTTGACGGTTTTAAGTGTGTCGGGGAGGTCGAGTTTGATGGGGCGTGTGATGATGAGGCCTGATGCTTCGGTGTTGTCGGAGCCTGAGAGGTCGAGGATGTTGCGGTTGTCGTCGAGGACGAGGGGTTGTGGGTAGGAATTAAGGGGGGCGTAGAGGCGTCGGTTGATGAGGCCCCAGGTATGGGATTTCATTGAGAATACGTAGGAGTAGTCGTAGGCGGGGTTGAAGATAAACAGGCGTTGGTTGAGGTAGTCGTAGGAGAGGCGGCAGTCGTTGATGTAGGAGTTGAACGGGGCGTAGGATAGGCATTGGTCGTTGTGGCCTAAGAGGGTGTGGATGGAGTCGAGCAATGGTAGCTGAGGGATGTCTGTGGGGTTGACGGAGCGGATGATGTCGGAAATGCAGGTAGTTTCGGAGCCTGATAGCTCGAGGATGCCGCGGGAGGTTGCGAAGAGGACAGAGGAGTCGATTTGTGTGATGGATTCGGGGTTGGAGCAGACGTCGCGAGCGATGGGTTGTTTGGCTGAGTAGGTGCCGGTGGAAGAGACTTCGAGGGCCCAGATGCCTTCGTTGGTGAAGGCGTAGAGGGGGAATTGGCCGAATTGTCCTTGAGAGAGGGCTTTGGCGGCGGTGGAGATGCCGAGGATGCGGTCGGCGGGGACGGTGTTGATGTTGGCCAGGGGGAAGTAGAATGGGTTGTTGACTTCGGAGGTGTAGACTTTGTTGGGGGCCGGGGATATGGTGTCAGTCGAAGCTGAGGGTAGCGCCGAGAGGTCGCCTGTAGAGGCCCACTCGTCGGCGGAGATGGTTCCGTACCAATAGGCGCCGGTGAGGAAGTCGTGGGTTTTGAGCCGCAGGGTGACGTATTTGCCGTCGGAGCGGACAATGACGGCTTTGTAGCAGTTGGCGTTGGGGTAATAGAGGAATCGAGGTGATGTAGATATGCCGCCATCGGAGCGAGGGGAAGCGACTACGATGTCGCGACCGTCGATGTGGATGTGGTAGTAGATGGTGTAGGAGAATAGAGCGCTGATGGACTCGGGCAGGGTGTTTTGTTGACACCAAGATGAGTCGGAGTCGGCGCTGTAGTTACCGCTATAGCTGTCGGCGGCTGATGTGGAGGTGCCGACGCCTAAGATTTTGGCTTTGGTGAGGCCTGACCAGTTGACGACGGAATAGAGGGATGAGGGGTAAGATAGGTCGTCGGCGATGTTGAGTTGTGAGGCCAGGGGGAATCCTTGGAAGTGGTGGCGGACGATGTTGGCGATGTTGAGGCGGGCATTGAATTGGTGGGTGAATGCAGGCACGAGGGAGTCGTGGCTGTCGTAGTCGTCGGGGAGTGTTTCGCGTGAGGTGAGGGATTGGAGGTAGTCGTCTTTGATGTCGACGGCAGAGAAGGTTTCTTCGGGGAGGGAGTCGATGTCGTAGGAATAGAGCAGATAGTAGTTGCAGTTGTCGTTGGCTGCGGCGTCGGGTTCGTCGAGGGGTGGCAGCTGGACGCGACGGATGAAGTGCTCCTTGAAGTCGTCGTTGTCGGTGATGACGCCGTAGACGTATTTTTTTGAGTCGATAGATTCGTCGTCGGTTTCGACGTCATCGTCGTCGATGATCGTGCGGTCGTCGTCGGAGAATTGGCGAAGGATGAGTTCGTTGAAGTAGCGGTCGGCGTGGTTGTAGAGGGTGTATCGGGCGAGGGAAGCGTCGTTGTCGTCGGCTTTGTTGAGTTGTCCGTTGGGGCGGACGAGGAATGAGCGGTTCCAATAGTTGTGTTGGTCGATGTAGTAGTCGGCGTCGAGGTGGACGGATTGGATTGTGGGGGCGGTTTTGAGGAATCGTCGGCAGTTGCCGCTTTGGTCGAAGGTGTAGATTGGTTTGGAGATGAAAATGTCGACGGAGCGGATGATGTCTTTCCATTGGGCGAGGGACGCGAGAGTAGTGTCGCGAGAGATTGTGCGAGCGACGAGGGTATGGATGATGCCGGCGACGCGATAGTCGACGGCTTTGTATTTGTCGCCGTCGCCGTTTTTGCGGAAGTTGAGGGCGATGACGTTGGGGCATTCGCCGGAGGAGCAGCACATGTAGATTGGGGCGGATTGCATTACGAGCGAGCCGTCGAATAGGCGCAGGGCGTAGCGGATGAAGAATGGGAATATGAATCGGCCTTTGTTGGTGGCGTTGTCGGCGATGAATTTGTTGACGGTGCCCATGACGGAGTTGGTGATGTTGACGCGAGTGGTGAGGCTTGGCCAGGCTTTGTAGACGTCGGTTTTGTCAATCCAATATTGGGAGTCGTCGTTACCGCCGTCGCACCAGGCTACTTCTTGGGCAGAGAATTTGACTCGTCCTTGTAGGCCGAATTGTAGTTGGACATCGGGCAGGTGCGTGCCGAGGGGTTTGTAGTAGCCGGTGGCGTGGTCGAGGGCTTGGGCATCGTCGGCAGAGGGGGTATCGTCGGTGTCGTCGGTGCCCCATATATAGTAGCGGACGGAGTCGGAGTAGATAAGCAGGAGGCAGTTGCCGATGGTGGCGATGCGTTGGAGGTCGTCGGCGGAGGGGTTGTCTTCGAAATATCGTGTGGTGCCGTCTTGCAGGATGTAGCAGACGAGGGGACGGCTGTTGATGTCGGTGTCGGCTTTGGTGGGCACTATGATATAGTGGGTATAGGAGGCTGTATGGTGGACGTAGGCCATGCGAGGCTGCAAGGGGGCAGTCGGGAGATAGAGTGCGGGGGGAAGGATTACGTGTAGGCCGCCGTCTTCGTTGATGACGTTGAGTGCGGATGAGAGTTGGCCGTCGGGGGCTTCGTAGTCGGAGGGGACGGCGGTGTAGCCTGTATAGTTGATATCTTTGTTCATAGTGCCAAGCGTGTAATAATGGGAATATAGATTGTTTTGTTGTCGGGGGATAGTTGGGGCTGTCCACATGGGCAGCGCAGAGGGGTTAGGATGTGCCCTATTTGCGTAAGCAATGCCGAGGCGAGGCGGACGGAGTTGGTGCGGAAGTTGTTGGAATGTGCTTTGGTGCGGTGTACGATACCCACGTGACGTCCCACGACCTTGTCGGCAGTGAGGCGGACGTAGAGGTAGTATTCGCGATTGGAGTAAGCGATGTCAATGACGTCGCCGTCAGCTAAGTGAAGCTGACGGGCGACGTGTGCAGCTATATCAATTCGCCCGTTAGGGAAGATTGATATGTCGGGACGGCGTGATGAAGAGAGTGTGATAGATGTCATGCGGACAAAGATAGTGTAGGAGTAGTGATGGGAGGAGTTAAGTTGTTGCGAGCTTAGCTTTTATCCGAGTCGTTTATCGTTTCCCATCTTTGTATAGGTTTAAAAAACTGTCGTAGTCGGTAGCGATGCGCTGCAATCGCGGATAGTGGATGAGCATTTCTCCGAGTGGAGTTGTGCCTGACACATCGCCCTCGGTGATTGTATGCTCGACGAGGATAAACGCGCCGACTGCGTCGTTGTAAGCTATCTCAGTGGCGAGTTGGGGCAATTCGGGGAGGGCCATGATGTCGCCCTCGTAAAGCTCTTGGCCGTTGATGTCTTTAAGGCCTGTGTATTGGCCAACGGTGTCGGGGTCGACCAATACCTTGGGCCACTCGTCGTTAACGTTTTCGATGTCGGCAATGGCGGCGACTTTGCCTTTGCTGTCTAAAATCAGCGAGCCATATATCCAACGGCCATCAACGACGCGACGGCCTCTAAATTTGATTGTTCTTTTCATGATGTATTAAGTTTTTCTAAGTTTGGGCGGATGTCTTGGGCGTTAGCTTCTTCTCGAGCAATTTCGCGCCGTTGTCGTTGTTGGCGATAAGATTGTAGCCTCGGCGGATATACCACTCAAGTATCTCTATCGGTGTGTCTTTGCCCGACCATTCAAGCCAAACGGATTGACAACCGTTTTCGGCTGCCAACCTCTCGGCCATATCGAGCAGGGCTGTGGCTCTGCCCTCTTTTCGGGCGAGTTTGTTAACAAATAGGGAGTAGATGTAAGCCTCAACGCCGTAAGGAGGGCGTGGCACGTTGTAAAGTTCGAGCTGCACGGTGGCCTCAATGAAGCGGCTTGCTATTAGGACTCGCGTAAAGTCGTGCCATCGTTGTGTCTGGGTTCTTAGTCTGCCGTTGTACATAAATTAATACCTTGGTGGGGTGGGTAATGGTAGCCAATGTGTTACCTCCATATGGTGGCGAAAACCTCCAAATAGATAACAGTTATTGTAGTAGTGCAATGTGGCGAGGGTGACGGTGCCTGTCTTGGTGCATACAATCACCCTTTGGCCAACTTCGGGGAGTCGGTCGCCGGTGCTTATCCAATCGGGGTGCTTGTCGGCCCAATTGACTCCCTCGTAAAAGCTCGTCGTTGTTGTGGGGTCGTGGTCGGGCGCTGTGCCTTGCAGCCATATTAGAGCGGCTTGCTTGGCTCGTTCGTAACGTTTTTGATTCATTTTCTTCGCTTGTAATAATTCTCGATTGCTCGGTAAATCTCAATTAGGGGCGTATCAGCTAAATGCGGTTTGAGGTAGTAAACGCCCCCTGCTTCGCTGCTAAACCACTGCTTCGCGTCTTGCCACTGCATATAGCTAAACGCGGTGTTGCGGTCGTATCGCTCGGCTATCTTGTCGAGGGTGGTGCGGTGCTGAATATCTTTCTTAATCATCGACGCGACCTCAAGATAAAAGCCTCGCACCTTGCGTATCTGTCTAATGTGGTTGTCTATCATTTCGCTTGGTAGTTAATCGCGGCTTGTCGGGCGACGTTGAGCTGCGAGATGATGTCGTCGGCTCGCGTCGCGTCGGCTATCTCCGCTATCGCGATGCCGCTCTCAATTATCCATAACTTGCCGCCGCGTTCGGCGACTTGGAAACTCTCTGAAATCTCGCGCTGTCGGGCTGCGAGGGTGCGCTCTGACCGCTTCAATCGGTAAGCGCGATAAAGTCGTAATATCTTGTTC